TTTCAGTTCTAGCAATTCTTTCTGCTCGATAACCCTTGGCATCTTCGTATTCTTTTTCTACCCGTTTCTTAATTTTGGCTAGGCTTTCGCCGTTAATCTGCCCCTCGGTAATAGTTTTTTCTAAAGCTTTAACAGTATCTTCGTTATATAGGCCACTAATCTTTAGTATCTGGGCTTCAGTCTCTTTTTTTAGTTCTGGGGTAATCTTCATTATCTCGCCAGTAATAAAGTTAGCCACGTCTTTACTCTGGGCTTCCATGAGTTCTAATATAATAGGAGTTAAGATAGCCGCTAAAGCGATAGACTCCTCTTTAACACTTGGTAGCCATTCCTCATAAGCCTTTTTAGATAAATTAATATTAGTTATAACCTTATCTTCTTGTTCGGTAGTAAATTTAGAAATACTGCGCTTAAGTTGTTTGGCATAAATCTCATTAGTAGCTACAAGTTCTGATCTAAAAGCCTCGTTATCGGCGTGTTCTTTTTTGGTAACTTCTATTTTAGTAGGGGTTTTCTTTAAACTAATATGTTTAGAGGCTTTAGGTTCTACCACAGTCGTGGAGGCCGTTTTAGGCATTAATACATCGCCGCCTGGTAAAGGTTCTAGCCCGTCCTGCTCTCTAGCCTCATTAACTGTGATCCAAACATTGACACCTTTTTCATTACGCTGTAGATGATACTCTTTATCTTCGGGGATAGGTGATACATGATCTACGCTCTTAAGTTCTGCCCCTAAACCACCGACTTTAGCTATTTGTTCCCATATCCTATCTAGGCGCTCCATTATAGGGTCGATGGTTTCTTTATTAAAGATATAAAATAAGGTCTCTACATTCCCTCGACCAAGTCCTGTCTGGTCTGCTATACCGAGCAAAGGTTTGGGGACTTCTAGCATCATTAAGACATCTTCTTTAGCCATATCTCTAGTAACTTTTTGGTCAACGTCTTTTAAGGTAGCTCCAATTGCTTTAAAAGTGGCCTCGCCACCTCGTATAAAGGCAGTCTTACCGGCGTTCTCTGGTCCTTCATAACCTTCTCGCCATTGTCGGGTAAATTGTTTAAATACCTCTGGGTTCATATCAGGTAAAGTAACAATCCCTGACGGGCTAGCGTTGTTCTTCATATAGGATAGGGTAAATTGTGAGGTAGTTATTTCGGTATCTACATAGACTGATGCTCGCTCTAATACACTCATGCCTCGCCACTGATTAAAAGGATTAGCTCTCTTGTCATGGATAATTTCGTCTAGTTCAAAAGGCACTTGGTTACCATTGGATTTATGTAGAACGTAACCGATTAATTCGCCCTCGTAAACTTTTAGTTCCATTTGAGAGGGATCTAATAAATAAACTTCCTTGACTTTGCGGGTACTTTCGCCTCTAGCTAAATACCAAAACGTCTCTCCATAGATTTCATAGAGCATAGCGTATAAATGGTTAAAGTCAGATGAGTTGGATTTGGGATTAGGATTTTTAGCTAAAGTAATTACGGGGTGATTCTCATAAGCTTCACCATTAGCCCGTTTAGCCAAAGCCTCGTACTTACTAACCGACATACCAATTTTATCTATGGCTTTATATGTAATACCTTTTAATTGTTTTTGTGGGTTAAAAGAAGATCCGTCTGTATAATTGCGTAAAACTGGGCCGACGGAGTTAGTTAAAGATTTTTGTGTTAAGACGTTATAGGCTATTTTGGCTCTATCTATAAGTTTCATTTTTATCCTAAATTAAGGTCTCGGTGGACTCTGCGCATAACATACCATATTTTCGCTCATAATGATATATCCGACATTGTTAATAAATTACGGCTTCTTAGCCGAGTTATAAAGTATCTTAAACTATCACAGCCATCATCGTTATCTTTTATGGGTTGGTCAGTTTCGTTGCCCTCTGGGTTTAGCTTCCAAGAATAAACTTCTAGCTCGTCAATTAGGTTTATACATTTGTCATTGATTGTTAAGTTGCCTGTGTGAAAGTCGGACTTAACTAAATTGATGCCTTGAAAGACCGAGCCTTTTTCTTTTAAGGCGGCATCTACTTTAAATGGTAACTCTCGGTTTAATTGTTCTATTGCTAGTGGGTCTTCCGAGTCGGCTACGGCTATTTCTATTTCTAAGCCATCAGTTAAGTCTTTAATTGCTCTAACTCGTTGCTGGTCGTCTAGTTTACGCATATACAGTTCCTTTAAGACGTGGACTTTATCATCAGAGCTTATCGCATAAACGTAGGCTGCTAGTGGGTGATTGTAGCCGAAGTCGCAACTAAAGCCATATTTAACGGGTTCAAAAGGGCAACTGCTTAATGTATTATCCCTACTAAACTCGGTATAAATCTTGCCCTCTAAGTCTACGAACTCGGCTAGGTACTGTTGAGCAAAAACTGATGGGGCTATATCTAATCGTTTTCTATCCAAATCTTCTTTTATGTTAGGAATTGAAGTATTGTCGTAAGACGTAAAGTGAAAGTCTTGCCACTCGTCTTTATTCTTTGAATCATCAATCAGCTTCTTAAACTGCCCTTTACCTCTAGGCATAGACGTAAACCACGCTTCACCGTGATTATCCAGCAAGGTAGGCTCTATAACATCGTCCCACGCTTTCTTTAAGTTCTTGGCTACGGCTGCTTCGTCTAGGTAAACTTTGTGATACTTCTTACCTAGCATATTGTCTATTGAATCCCACGAGTATAGCTTCATACGTGAGCCGTTATGCAATCTAAATAACAATTCTTGGGAGTTCTTATATTCTATTAGGTCGCCAGCAATCTTTAGGTAATCTTCCCACACAACGTCTTTAGCGTGGCCGTAAGTCAATCCTACGTAAGCCATAGACAAGTTATCGTATTTAAGCATCAAAGATAAGCTATCAATTATGATGCCATAAGTTTTACCTGTTCTACGACCACACCTTAAGATTTTAAACCGTGCTGGACTCTGTACTACTGTCCTCTGCCACGCTATCAGCTTCGGCAATCTCATTATCTGGTCGGAAGTTTGGGTCTGTTCCATATACTCCCTCTATTATTACGGTTGGTAGGCGTTCACCTTTTGAAGTTAGGTCTATTGATTGAGCCGCCCTGCCCTCGGTTCTATCGGTTATCTCCCTAACATCTGGTAGGCTCTTTTGGGCGGCATAGACACGCTTAAAGGCTAAATCCTCAACCACAGTGCGTTTATCTTTTGGGGTATTGGTATTCCACAACTCCATTTCTTCTAGCGTCATATTCATAAAGCGTTTGTATTGATAACTAAACACCATCTCTTTTCTCCAACCACCAGGGCTTTGATTTTCGGGGTGCTTATTAAAACCAGCAGGTGGTATATTCCCTTTGGCAAACTTGCCGTTTTCGTCAAGAAGTGGTGTCGTTTGGTTTGTATCGTTGTCCATAGCTTTATTATACTACTGCTGGTGTCCCTAATTCCCAGCCGTCTTCATTGTTATCGTGGGTGAACTTCCAGTAGCGTTTTCGTATTACGTCAACGTATCTTTCATCCAGTTCGCAACCGTAGCATATACGGTTGGTTTGTTCACAGGCTATGAGAGTTGAACCACTACCTAGGAATAAGTCGGTAATCCACCAATCTTTTTTACTAAACTTCTCTATAAACCAAGTAGATAAGGCAATGGGTTTCTGGGTCGGGTGGACTCGCTTTTTATCAAACTCTTTTTCTGTGCCAAATATACCAGCCCACTTAACTCTAGCAATATCCCTCTTGTGCCTAACCTTACTCCAGCATAACTCAAAGCAAGAACCATACATTTTATCGGCACTATCCTCTAGTCGCTTATCCCATACGATAAAACTTCCTTTGTTCTTATCAATCAGTCGTTCGGCATAATAATCCGCACCCCACAAAAACATTTCCTTGCAGTCGGGAAATGTATCAAATAAGTGTTGGGGGTCGTAGTCCTCGCTATCGCCAATAACTTTATCGTATTTATTGCCAGCACTCGCAGTATGCTTATCTCTAACAAAATCTAAACTACTTTTGGCATCACTCCAATCAGTATCCAAGTCCATTCCATACGGTGGGTCAGTAAACACCATATCCGCCTTAACCCCATTCATTAAGAGTGCTACGTTCTCGGCTACTGTTGAATCCATACATCCGACCCGATGCCGTCCGCACTGATAAATCTCACCTAATTTACTAATAGCAGGTTCGCTGGATACTTCGGGGGCTTCATCTTCTTCTACTTCCCCATCGCCAAAGCCAGCAGGTAAATCTAATCCCCAGTCGCTAAGTGCTTCTGCGTCCCATTCGTTAGCTAAAATATCCCAGTCCCATTCACCGCCCGAAACGTTATCTTTAATAATAAACTGCTTAATCTCATCTTCCGTCCAGTCGCCCGATAAAATCTTTACTGGGGCTTCTGTCCAGCCAGCTTCTAGCATAGCTTTGTACCGCATATTGCCGCCCCGAATTATCATATCTTTGTCTACTACTATTTCTCGGACTTCGGCCATCTTGGGTAGGTCTTTTATGGACTGTACAAGTTTTTTATACGCCCCGTCTTTAATCAATCTGGGGTTATTTGGGTTCGGTTTTAGGTCTTTTAGTGGTAATGTTTTAACTTCAACGTGGCTCATAACATATCCTTTTAGCACTATTAACTACTTCTTGCATAAATCTATCCTCTTTCATCTTTAGATGCTCGTCTGTGTGGCATTGAGGGCATAACCATATCACCTCTAGTGGCCTAAGGTAATCTAGGTGGTGTCCCTGTGTTTTGCACTCCAAATAGCAGTATTGACAGTATCTGGGGCGTACTAATACCCCTTTTTGGGTTGCTTTCCCTATCTTGTGCCAAGCTCGTTTTTTGTCCACCTCTGTTACCATTTTACGCCACCCCTGTTAGTTTATAAAGTCCCCTGCCCTGCCCCGACACATTTTTGACAAATCTACAAGGTGTTAATCTAAAATATAGTGACACACAGGGAGTGGGGTAGGGGAGTTGCTTATACTTACTCATTAGTCTAATTGTTTAAACTTCCAATCATTATTTTCGTTCTTATAAAACTTGACATTACAGGTTGTAATATGTTCTGGCATTATTACACCGCCTTTTATTTGATGTCCGATATGTAAATCCAT